CACAGATTCAACAAAATTGGTTATCCTTAGTACCTTGAAATCGTGCAATCAGCCACTAACGGCTGCAGTCACGCTAAGTCAAGAATGCTGGTAGTCAAGGCTCAATCCTCCATCTGCGGAGAAGAGCTCGTACACAGCTTCATAACCTCAAAGTCCAAGGCCCCTGGACACTAATTGCCCGAAGTGCAACTGGCTTCTGCCACCACCTTTGGCTGGTTAACCTTATCAATGACGAGTCTCCACCGATAGGGGATAAAATCATTGACCTAGATTAGGTGACGAACTAATACATAGAGGCTTCGCTACGACGAGTCAATAACCATCAGTGAGCAATCTTTCGATCCACTTGTTTGATCCAAACGATTAAACGTTTCAGAACCAAAGGTGTCTCACTGTGTTACCATACTACCGAAGTCGGTGACCTCCCATACCAATTCTCCACCACCATTCTCTGCGTGTCTTCACACGCCATGGTGCCTGACAGAAGTCCAATCCAATTACACAACGACGAACGTGGTTTATCCACCATAACTTGCAAGGAGCCCAAGAATAAGCTCAACCCAAGTGTCAGTCTTAACATCACGTTCGCTGCAAAGGTGAACAATGCTGAGTTTCGTCAAACTCGTTTAAGGTTTAAGTGTACCAGTAACTACAGAAGAAATCATTTGCCGCCTAAACGGAAGGGCGTACCCGGAAATTGTGACTTCTTGTCATGGTGGAAGAAACCACCATCGGAGTTCCATTTCTGAACTACCTGAGCTGCTTGAGCTCCAAAGCGGCCTGCGGCACTCAAATATGGCTTCACTGCTCCCCACATACTCTCAACAGAAGACCACGCGTCACTCAGCTTGCTGGTTGGCGTATTGTCATTGAAGGAGATGGGATTCGCATTGTGAACCGTACGAGAGACACACTCAATGTTATAAATCGCTTCGAAATAAACCACAGTCGCGTTACCAATACCAATGAAGGTAATGAACGGTGTGGAAACAGGAAGATCGTCCGCAGCAACCCATGAGGTGCCAGCGGAAACACTTTTAGTGTTAAATTCGAATGATCCTGTATCAATCGGGCGACTAACCGAGGTGCCACCCTCATAAGCACGAAATTGCTTCATAAAAGGGTTACCTGACAAGTCATTAGGAGTCAAGGCTAAAGCTTGACCTTGTTGAAATCCTGGAACGGCGCCAACATAACATGCACCTGGTGCAGAGGTCATCGGCAGATTGGGATAAGCTCGAATACCCATCGACACAACCCTACCCTCACTGAAATTGGCATCTATTGCCACGTTATCAGATGCAGGAATAAGGTGTGCAGCCGTAGTGAAACTCACGTTAACACCACCGTCCGCAATCGAGACCATGTTGGTCGGGTTGGGGATGAGCGCAATAGCTAAAGAGCCATCGGCATTGGCTGTGACTGAACCTTTAACATAGGCAGTCGTGACGATTGTGGGAACCATACAACCCCACCCTAAAGGGCATCCTTTATGCTCAAAAGGGTTGTTGAGAGTAGCCACGTATTCAGAAGTTATGTCCGCTCCGCCGTTCTTTGCGGCGTTCCGGTTCTTCCGTTTCTTCTGTTTCTTGTTCTTCTTTTGGTTTTTGGCATACTTCTTCTCAGCCTTGGAATTGCTGGATGAAGAAGTTGATGATTTTGAATTAGAACTCATATGGGATCCTTCGGTTCTAATCGAAGGACTATACATCTGTGTAGAACTCACCCGAGTTTTCCTTGAGTAACAGATTAAGTGAGGATCGTCCGTCCAAATAAAGGCTCTTGGAGCTAATTTACTAAGACAGAATCGGACGCCATAACAACGAACCAACGGCGGACCCCAGCGGGTCGGTCGAATTACGGTTGGCTATGGAAGACAGATGCGCGTGAGCGCCATCCCACTTCCGTCACGGAAGTAGACTGATTGATGAGAAACGCCGTGTAGTCTCTCGGCATTTTGGTTAGCAAGGAAATATTAAGCCTCTACAGAAGTGGCATCGACTTTCGAAGGAGATTTACATATGGGTCAGAGTGCGTATCAACGTACTCAACCCGTCTGAGATTTCTCACCAACGGAAGACGAGGCAACTTCTCTTGTGAGAAGCACCTTTTTGGGTTATTACCCACACAGACCCCATCGCCAGCAACTGCGCTGACTGATGTGTTCAAAACCTTGCGCTGAATGTATCCAATCGGTGGACACACCGGAAGATTGGTGGCAAAGACTTGTGCCTGCCAATAAAGAATCAATTTCTCTAACCCTATGGCCTTGAGACGATATTCCTTACGGTCAACCATTCTATTCACTATACTAAAGAAGGTTTTGTCGCCCACTTTCAAAGGATCGGTGGCGGCTCTGCAAGCATAGCAGAGACGCGCCATCCAATCATCCGAAGTCGACGCCTCCTCAAATCTAGGAACATACGGTCCTGGGACCATCCTCCAATGTGCCAAGGCACCCACGATCTTATCCGCATGGAGTGAATCCATGCCTTCCATTCGATAAAGAGAGAGCTTAGGCTCAGCGATAAATCGCGCAGCCATAATCCTCTGATCTCGCGTAACTTTCCAGTTTCGCGGAGAGAAGCTCAAATCTAAACCAAATCCGCCTAAATGAGCGGGTAGGTACCAATTAGGTCGAAACTTACCTTGCCAATCCTCACTCCATCTACGAAAGACAGAAGGAATTATGCAATTTGTTAGAGGTAAACCCTTCACCATCTTGCCCAAGTCACGAGCTATACCCGTAGGTGTAGCTTCGGAATCCCCTCCTTTGAGAGAGGAACCACTGAGAAACTTCAGATTCAAATACCATTGTCGACGCATCGTGTTATTCACACGGCGGAATACCTGGGAATTGATCATGCAGCAATCAGCGGAGAAATAATTCTTTCCTTGTGATTCCTTAAAGCCCGCTTCATGCGCGACTGTGAGGAAGATCTCATAGAGAATCCGATTAGCCTTAAAAAGCATATCGTCACCATTGACTAGAACATTATTGTAAAGTGCCTCATACCAAACAGACGAGATGTCTGGATAAAGTCTCGCCCAACGAAGGAGCGCACACCGATACACGGCCAGATTGATCAAACAAAGAATAACAAAACTGAGGGGGTGACCCATCAATTGAGCATCAATGAGATTCATTATCTTACCGTCAGGATACAATGCCCGACCATCAGCACTAACGGATATCAAACCCAGATCAGCGTAAGATACGCCCATATCTAGGAGTTTGCGGAGCACAACAAGCGTTCCGTGCTTTTTAAGCAAATCCGTGGCTGCTTCATAGTCGACAGAGCACCAAAAGAATCCATCTATTTTTGCAACTCGGTCTAGTTCATTGACCCTCACTTCGAGGTCGTCATGTAACATGGTTGAACACGGGAACTTTTTCCACGCATCCAACATTAGACCTTGCAGAGGCTGCAGAGCAGTATACAGAAGACCATCTCCCTTTGTGATAATTCGAAACTTCCCTGGTTCAGGGATAGCTACGACTTTAACATCGAAGATAGATTTAGGTAACTCCTCAACTCGAGGTGCGCTCATATCAGGCGCCCACAAGAGTGGAGGAGACTTGAGTATAGCTGCCTCAGTAGCAGCATAAGACTTGTTGAACTGACTAGTTCTCCAAGACTCAACCGAGGCATTAAGAATCCGTAGCTTTCCAAGCTTCAGAGATTGCTCTTGGTTCCAGGGAATTGTCAAGCGACTAAACAAGCTCAGCGCACCGCCTTTTGAGCGTGAACGTTGAAAGCATGCAGCCGCCGACGGCATGAAACGGGTAGGTAAAGTTTCCGCACAGTCCTTGAACACCTCAGCTGAGGTGGCCACTAATCTCAACTCGAGATCAAGTGGCAAGCGACCATGGTGCGTTGAAACTCGTTCAGCGTGTTTCTGTAGAGCTGCGTCTTCCTTGACGCTTCCAAGTTCGGGCCATAAACGTTTGGACCCTTTCTGGAGAGAGTATATAAAAGATACGTCTCGCTTCGCTACAGCACGCAACACCGCCCTCTTCATCCACCCTGTAAACAGTGAATGTTTGATGAAATCCTCCTTAACGGGACGAACATCATCTCTGAACACCTGGCATAGGTGCGTATCGAGCCAAAACTTCATGAAAGTTTGCTCCTTATTATCCTCGGACTCCACTTCGATTAGCCTTTGGGCTGTCTTTCGACAGCTACAGACGAATCGACCGAGTTCTTTGTCGGAAAACCATTCCCATCTGCGGGAACGGAAAACGACGAATGGCCAAATCAGAGACTCGACCAGTTTGACGATGGAAGCCGAAGCTCCCAATCCTGCGCAACTGCGCGACAGGACAACGGAGACGAGGTTTTCAGCGGATCTACTGTTGAGATCAATCACTGAAACGTGACCGGACGGATCATCGCCACAAAGCGAGCCGTCCCTTGCGTCACTAACCTGCATCCCAGCAACACCTATATTGCCAATAGGGCAGTAAGGTTCCACTACGATGTCATTTTCTGCAAGCAGAATCGACCGTAGGCTGGTGGTCTCATGTTCTTTTGAGACCGGCATGTTGACTTTCTTTGGAAAAGATTGCGA